TCCTATTATTTTTACAGTTTCTAAGTTGTTTATTTTGCTTAGTGCTTCATCTAGTAATTTTGTACATAACTTAATTACGGTTGCCCCTATCATTTTGGAATCCATAGAGTGCCAAGAGTTAATATGGTTTAGTCCCGTAAAGCTTTCTATGAGATCGCCCTGAATATGTACGTGTCTCTTACCAAATCTAATATTATTAAAATCTTCTACGCTTGTAAGCAGTCCGTCTTTTAATATTTGCGTGTTAAAGTCTCTAGTCTTGACCAATCCTTCTATCATTGCGCCAAAATGTAAGTCAGCCCACTTAAGAACACCTTCGGTATTTGTTTGCTCATCTAATTGTAATGGCTTATGAGTCTTTTTTAATTCTTTGGCTAAAGTTTTTTTTAGTTCTTCGTAATCAAAGGCATCATCTATTTGTTTGTCCTTAAATACAATATTATACGAAGGTTCTTTATAGTGATAAGGTAGAAACTTAAAAGAAGAAATATCCTCATAAGGCAAATTATACTTTACGCAATATTGCTTAATTGTAAGTATTGTATTTGTCTTAGGACACCAGGCACTTAGGAAAAAGGTTTCTTTGTAATCGTTATCAGATGTAGTAGATTCGGTTTTAACTTGCTGTTCAGCTAGGATTTGATAATACTCTTTTCTCTTAAAATTGTCTAGTCTGTATCTTTGGCTTTTATTTGGTTTTAAGTTTAGTTTTTTTATTATTTCTTTATCTCTTATTATTAATCTTTTGTTTCTCATAGATAATCAATTAAAATAAAAACGTTGATTACTGGCTCAACGTCAAAAGCCTTTGAAAATCCCAAACCAAAGGTAAAGGACAAATATTACCATCTTGCGCGCGTTTTTCTAATGTCATAATGTACAAAAGTAGAATAAACCCCTAAACCTCCTTGAAGCATATCTCCAGAACTTATAAGTTGTTCAATCTTAGCAGCTACATACTTAGGTTTTAAGCCTTGTGCTTTAATGTCGCCAGCTTCGCCTTTTGTGTGTTTTGATGTTCCGTCTCGACCTTTGCTTAACTCGTAAAAAACAGGTCTATAAGCAATATTTATAATGACGGGTACGCCTAATTCATTTCTTAATGCTTGCAGTTGATTTGCTAGTTTCTGGATGTTATACTGAACGCTTTTGCATTCATTATATAACATAATTACTTTGGCTTGTGTTTCCTTATTAAACCATTTTGAGTATAAGAACTCACTAAGCATGAAGTTTTCAGTTAGTTTTTTATCTTTTATCATTTTTTATATTTTTTTAGCTCATTTAAAAGTTGTCTGTTTTCAGTTCTTAAGCCATTAACCTCACCTTCTAAATGTTCTATTTTCTTTGTTTGCTCGTCTACCTTTGTGGTCATAACCTCAAGAAATGCGTTATTTTGCTTAGCCATGAGCTCGTAAGCCTTGCCAATCTCTAAGTTTGCGTTAGACTCTCTTGATTTTTTACCCCCAAAAAAAGCAGCTATTCCACCAATAGCTCCCGTAATTCCCGTTATTATAACGCCTAGGTTTTCACTAAATATACTCATTTAATTGTACTAATTAAAAATAATATAATTGGAAGCACAATAGTAGCAAAATAATCCCAAGGGTCTCCATTTGATGTTTTAACTTTTTTGCCGTTAACAATTTTTGTCCTGATTAGGTCGTCATATACTTCTTTTGCCCCTCCCGCTAATATAGCAAGTAATAAGCCCACATAGGGTTCAAATATTAAGGCTCCTGCAATATAAATTAATGTACCTACAATTAAGTGATACAGTTTATCTCTTTGCCAAAGATGATTTAAAAGCCATTTTATCAAACTTTGCTTTTTTTCTTCTTTCATAATACCTATTTATTTAATATTTATATATCCATCCCAAACCAACCATCCTAATAATCTTACACCGTAATATCTTGCGTAATTGTCAAAGTTCCGAAAGCTCCAAAAAGCATCAGTACCATTAGTAACTTTCGCCCATTTCAGCATTTCATTATCGGTGAATTTTCTAGTATAATTCTCTTTTTGCTCTTTCCATAGATAATCATGAATTAAATAAGCTAATTCAAAATCACCATCTGGTGCAAATACCCACCAAAACAACCGTGGTACACTCGATAAATCCCATTCAAAACCTTCAGGGATAGTTATGTTCATGCCATTGCTTAACTGTATTTTAAGGGTAACATCTAGTCTGTATTGTGGTCTAGAATTATTGCCTCTTATCTTTGTCTTAGAAATTAGACTATATTCCTTCTGCAGACTTGATATGTTTTCAAGTGTAATCATCTTAACATAATTTTTATACCAACTTTCCCTGAGTACACCAAAAACTTATTAGGTAAATCAATTCTTTGCACGAATTCCGAATCAAGAAATAATCCAATACCCTTAGTAAAATACCAAGTAGTTTGAAGATTGGCTTGTGTGTGCAAACCTCCTAGTTCATACCTTGAAAGCATGCCTCCACCTATAGTAGCAGTAAAATCCACATCTTTAATCCATTTATTAAAGGTGTAGCCAAAATTTGCTGTCATTCTATACAGCTCACCACCTTGTAGATCTGCATACTCTATCTCAGGTCTCATGAGAAAGTAAGAGTTTCCTTTCTGCCATCCTCTTAACTCAAAGCCTAAGTTTACGTTTGTGGTAAACGCTTCGTTTCCCCTCTCATCTCCTACAAGTGCCAACCTTGCGTCTTGTGAAACGTTTAGACTTATGCCTTGTGATAAGCTTATTATGGGGATGAAAAATAATAATAAGTAGGTTAGTTTTTTTATCATGTTATTTTGTTAATGTATAATCGGAAGCTAGCAATCCTCCAAATGTATTTCTCATTACAACTTGTTGTATAAAGGCTTGCTCTATGCACCAATCTTGTATATCTAAGTAATCTGTAATATCACTCGGAACACTACCTACAAGCTGACCAAACATTACGTTAGCCATATCTCTAGGTATAGTCTCATAGTAATCCACAACCACGTGTTTTTTAATTATTGCGGTTTCTATAGTTTCGTATTCTCCTGTTGGATTTCCTTCTTCATCAAAGATTTCGCTTTGAGTTTCTATAAGCTTTTCAAATTGCTGTGTATAAATTACACGCCCCTTAAATCCCTGTGAAAGAGGTTGTACTACAGTCATTTCTATTATTGCTGGCATTTCGTTAACGTCCTTTTTTGGAAACGTTAATGAGTTAACCGCATCTGCAATGCTAGAAAATCTTTCTGCTTGTTGCTTCCATTGCTCGTTAGTGATGTTTTCTTTCGTTGTTAGTTTCATATTTATAAATTTATATCGGTTTCATACTGTTCAAGTATATTTTTGAAGGTTATTTTTTCAGAAAGAGTAAAGTTTTCTCCAATAAAATTAAATTTAAAACCCATTGTGTTACCGCTTATAATCGTAATAAAACTAAGATCAGGTAAAGATTCAGGAACCATTGTCACGTCTTTATCAAAAGTTGTATTAAGTGAAAAGTTTGCATTATCATTTAGAAGGTGTAAAGAAATAAAAGCATTTGTAGAGTTAGAAGCTCTTGAACCGTAGTCTCGCCTACTTCTTATCAATGGGCCTGATTTATTAATCAAAATCGGATTGTGAAAGCCATAAACGCAACTTGCACTAACACTTTGATCACCTATACCAAAACTGATATTCGTATAACAACCCATTTGAACCTCGTTAGTGTCTGAATTTCCACCACCTCTATACCATCCATAGCTACAATTATTTAATTGATATTTTACAGCATCATTGAACGGATTAAAATTAAAGTTGATATCTCTAGAAAACATTACTTGATCATTTGATAAAAAAGATGTAACGTCAGAAAAAATTTGATTTTCACTTGGCTTTAACCAATTTAAAGTGCTAAAATCGTAACCTGCATCGTTTACTAAAATCCAAAGGGCATCTAATTTTGACCAAATAGAATTTAATTTTAAGTCTAGCACCAGTTGATTTTGAATAATCTTTTGGCCATCACTAGGCTTACTATACCCCAAAAATGTAGCTCTATCTAAAATAGCTTGATAGTCTGGATCAAAGCCTGAACCCCTCAATCTACTTGCTGCTATTATTCCCATGTTCATATTAAGCTTGTTTTAAAGTTCCTAAGATTGTACTTACATCGCTACCATCGGTTCTAATTCCAAAGAAACAATGCTGTTCTGCGGTTTCCGCTAAAAATACTGAAGGCACGTTAAGAGTTCCCCCTGATTCTGCTGAGAAAGTTACTTGTCCTGTACCACCTTGCTTGCCTTGAAATTCTAAGTTAGCAGATAGTCCGTTAGGTATTACAACCGTACACGCATTAGAGAAGATTAAGAACTTATCTACATCGGTAGCTAATAGAATATAACTAGATGCTGTGACTGTTTTGTTGGTTCTTGATCCACCGCCATCTATATTATCTATTTGATTTTGAATTTCAATAAACTTTAAAGCCAGTGTATTGTTGGCCACAGGATTAAAGGAAAAGACATTGAAGGTATTATCTATAATTACACTTACCTGCGATGTTTCCGACAAAGGTTCTAGATCGTCATCTACTAGCTGCAACTCGCCTTGTCCATAGTCACCAGCTTCACCTTTAAAAAGGTAGCTTTCTGTAGTATTATTTACTATTGCCTTTAGGATGGTGGCCCCTATGCTTGTCGCTTGTATGGTTATTGCTGGTGATATTCCATTGACATAATCTATAAGGCTTGTAGTGCCTATATCTCCAAAATCTTCGGTCACTGTGCTATTAAGTTCTTGAAAGTCCTGGACAGATTTTAGCTTTTGCCCGGTTAAAAAAAGATTTATAGCTCCTAGAGTAGTATTACCTCCATTGCCAAAGGTCTTGGTACCACCACCTATTTCAGTTAATTTGAAAAAGTAAATATTGAAGATATCGCCATCTTCAAATTCAACGTATTTAATAAAACTTAAATTTGCAAATTCAAATGTAAATGGAGCTTCAGTATTTATTTCTCCAGCAACATCACCGCTTACATTAGTTAATGAAACTTGTGGTCCTATAATAGTTTTGAAGGTAGCTTTAGCATTTAACGGGTACGCAAAGTTTTCATTAATCTTTAGGGCTCCAGCTCTTGCTGTATCTCCTTGACCATCGTTGGGTGTTGTGCCTCTATTTATGTTTTGTAGTGCCATTATACGCTGTAATCAAAAGTTAGTACTGTAGAATCCATAGTGACCAAAGTAGAATCGAATCTAAAGGCTTCCAGATCTCCCGGATCTATAACCACTATGTCATCATTTATGGTACTTCCATAATTGTCTCCAAACCATATTTTTTTATT